GGTTCAAAAGACCATAATTTTTTAAATTACTTTTGGTTTTTTAAGGGGTATAAGGGTGGTGAACTTTTTTAATTTGGAATAGGAATAATGAGTAAAATAGGCGAAAACAGGCAAATAGTAGACGAGATACTGGACAATCCAGCAACAGCAGTGCCGGAATACATCAAACTCAACAAAGATATTGCCAAGTTCCTAGAGATATCGCAGAAAACCTGGCAGGAATGGAAGAAGAGTGCAGACTTTCCGGTGGTTGAGACGCTAGAGGGATGGGAGATCAAGGGTTGCCTCGCTTACAAATTAGTGAAAAAAAGTAAAGATAATAGAAAGCATGGGGTATTGATTAGTGAAGGACGGCAGAAAAAATTACAAATAGAATGTAAAATCTTAAACACAAAATATCGTAAGTCAATTGGGGAACTAATTGATTGGACAACACACTTAGATGAGATGGGAGAGTTGTTAGGGATGGTAAGGATATCTTTAGATTTTATGGTTGGGGAAGTGGAGCTAATAAAGGATGAGCGTTTATTAAAAATAGCCGAATCTATTAGGGATAAAACTATATTGAGATTAAAAGAAAGAATAGAAAATAAAATAGAAAGTAGTAGTTCTGAATCAAGCAGTTCTGAAAGTTCATCTAATGAAAATTCATAAATCATCAAGACGTATATTGTTAAAAGAATTAAGGACAGAAACAATGCCTCAAACCGACATGTATGGCATAAGATTGTTCCCCTTAAACAGTATTAAAACAATATTAGACATAGGGGCTAATTGCGGTTTTTGTTCAGTTGGTTTCCGATTTTTCCAACCTAATGCCCGCGTAGTTGCTATTGAACCCGATAATTATAACTTTAAATTGCTTACAAAAAATGTATCAAATCTAGATATAGAAACCTTTAATATTGCTTTAGGACCTGGCGGAGAGGTTAGTAAGACTGAAGGTAGATTTTCGCTAACTCACAAGTTTTTACCAGATAGACTTGCTGTTAAAGTAACCCAAAAATGTCAATCTCTTCTACTAAATGATATTATTAAAAAATATAAAATAGACACGAATAAACTTTTTATAAAAATAGATATAGAAGGTGCCGAACAATTTATTTTTAACCACTTACCATCAGAAGAAATAATTAGAAAATCAACAGGAACATCAATGGAAATACATAATAGGTTGCCGGGAATATTTGATGTTCCAAGCTCAATCAAATGGGCTAATGAAAAGTTTTCTTCTACTCATAATATTTATTATAATATTGGGAAGGCAGTACATTTATCTTTAATTAACAAAAGTTCAAGTAATTCAACCAATTCGGAAAGCAGTTTAAGTAGGAGTAGTTAATATGGCATTTAATAAAAAACAATATAATATAAAATACAACCATGATTATTATTTTAAACATGAAGAAGAAAGAATTGTATATAATAAGATTTATCATAGTAGTGTAGAATACAAAAAGAAAAGAAAAGAAAAGAGGGCAAATAGTTATAAAAACGACCCTTGTTATAAAATAGAATGTTGTTTGCGAAGAAGATTATTAGCAGCATTAAATGGTAATATTAAATATGGTAGAACTAAAGAATTATTAGGTTGTTCTTATATAGAATTTAAACAACATATTGAGAAACAATTCCAGACAGGAATGACTTGGGATAATTGGGGTAATACTCTAGGTAAATGGGTTATAGACCATATTAATCCTTGTTCTTCGTTTGACTTATCTAACCCAGAACATCAGAAGTTTTGCTTCTTATTTATTAATCTACGTCCCTTATGGTGGGAAGATAATGCTGCCAAAGGTGATAAACAAATGACGGATATATTCACAAATGCAAATAAGAACTAAAATTTTTCTTACCAATCTATTAAAGCCAAGAGACCGTCGCAATGCGTGGAAATGGGCAGAATCGGATGATGGTATAGACTTTAGCAGGGTAATAAGCTATGATTGCTCATACAAGCGCCCATTCTCAATCGCACTTCTCCCCTACTGGAAAGAGCCGCTTGAAAATATAACTGATAGAAACTGCCGCGAACAAGTTGTGGTTAAAAATACCAGGGCAGGTGGATCTATGACCCTCCTTGAAACTGCCCTAAGATATTCCATAGCAGTAGACCCTAAATCAACCCTATATATATCAGGTAGTAAAGAGAGTTGCGATTCTTTTTTTAAGCTGCGTATCTGCAAGGGTATGAACCTGTCCCCCATATGTGGTCAAAAATACAGGGAAGCCCAGGTGCACGACACGGTTATTGAGTTCCCTGACATGCGCTTTCAGGCAACATACCCCAATAATCGTATGTTTGGTAAGCAGGATTCTTGGCAACTAATTTTAGGAGATGAAGTATCAGCCTACTTTGACGCCGACTCTATTGCAGCATTACGCACAAGACAAGTAACTATCCCCTTCCCCCATCTTATTCTCATATCATCTCCTGACACAAATTCTGCCCGTAACTCTATTGATGACCCAATATTCATAGAGTACGAAAAAACAGACCAAAGAGAATGGTTTGTAAAAGACCCAAAAAGTGGCAAGAGATTTGTATTTAAAATGGGAAGTAGGAAAGGAAACGAGCCAGGATTAAAAATCAACCACGATGCAAAAGATAAAAATGGTAAGTGGAACCTTAATATAGTCAGAAGGGATGTTTATTATCTAACCCCAGATGGAACAAAAATCTATGAGAAAGACAGGATGAATGTAATTGCTACTGGTATGTGGATACCGACAGTTAAAGATTCATCAAGGATTGAGCCAGGCAGACGTGGATATCATATTAATGCTTTCTTGGCCCCCTGGATAAGTTTTGGCGAACTAGCTACAAAATGGATAGAGGCTTGCGAAACAAGTAAAAGCGAAGTCCGTTCATTTATTTTTAATTACCTTGCAGAACCATATTGGGAGAGCAAGACAGAACTTAAAGGTAACGAGATTATCTACGAGCGTACTGGCAACTATAATAAGGGGGATAAATTATTAGAAATAGACGAATATAAAAGCAGGTATAATAAAATAATTGAAGAATATAATATTAAGAACAAAGACAACCCAAAGGCAAATAAGAATCCTGTTCTTGTTGTTTCAGGGGATGTACAGAAAACAAGCCTATATGCTTTGGCCAGATTGTGGTTCAGTAATGGGGATAATTTTTTAATGGATTGGAAAAACGTGCCAACTTTTACAGATTTTGTTGAGTGGGTTAACCAAATCAAACCATCCTATGCCTGCATTGATAGTAACTACCAAGACCGTAAAGCAGAGACAACTGACTACTGCTTCAAGAACCGGATGATTGCAATGATTGGTAGCAAGAATACCCTGAAGAACAAGATTGATGTAACCCAAATAGATCCCTACTCTGGCACAAAGTATGCTGGAAAAAAGAAGATAAACCAAATTATGTATGATGCTTCTTTCTTTAAGGATATTCTATTTGAGGAATTGAATAATACTAGGTTTAATAAATTTTACATATATAAAAAAATAGAGAACGAATACGTCAACCAGTTAAACTCTGAACGTAAGGTGGATGGAAAATGGACAGAGTTAAAAAAATCCAACCATATATTAGATTGTGAGGTGCAACAGTTAGTGATTGCATATCATCTTGGAATACTTAACCCATCAATAGGAGATAAATAATGAAACCAATAGAAGCATTAAAAAAATGGTATAAGGAATGTGATGAGCCAAAACAAGTAGGAATATCAGTAGAGCACGGGATACCTAAATGGCTGTTAGAGAGGTATCCCTGTAAAAATGGGCTAGTCCAATCAATGTGTATTATCTACACAAATCAAGAACCAGTTAGGGTATATGTTGATTATATACCAAAGGATTATAAATGACAATAAATTACATAAATGGAGATAAATAATGTCAAAAAAATGTATCCAATGCAAGGTAGAAAAATCAGATAGGTTTTTTTATACAAGTAAAGACAGGAAAAGTGGAAGTCTCCCTATCTGTAATCGTTGCTTGCATCTCAATATCAAATTTATTGAGTCCCGGAAAAAAGGGGATTTTGAATAGAGAAAGAGAAAAATATAATATAGAAGATGTAAAAGATCCAAAGAAATACTGCGAACTATGTGGTGGTATTTTAGATCATCACGAGGCAATAAAAAATTATAAACCAATAGATATAATAAAAAAAATATGTGATTTGTCAGTTAGATATCCCCAGTCATGGAAGACTTTGGCGTTAACAATTTCTAATCCTGGTAAAACAATGAGGGAATATGGTATAATGATGGGTATTAGTAAGATGGCTATTTGCCTTAACATAAAGCGATTAGAGACTACTCTTGGAGTAAAATTATATGCCCCCAAGTTTAACACAAAAACAGGTCAAATGAGAAGAAGACATACCCAAAAACTTATAAAGCCCAAACCCATACTCTGGCCATTATGGGATTTAACTGGGATTGAGATGAAGAGGAGAAAGAGAAAAAGATGAATAAAACTTGTACTAAGTGTGGCGTAGAAAAAGATGTTGGGGAGTTTGGGAGGGATAAATATTGTAAAGATGGATTTTGTTTTTATTGTAAGATATGTAAATATAAAAAAGATAAAAAATATAACATAAAGAATAAAATAAAATTATCTTTAAAACATAAACAATATTATATAATTCATCAAGAAGAAATTAAACAAACAGTAAGGGATAATTATAATCCAGAGAAAGAAAGACAATATAGAATAAAAAATAAAGATAGGGATAAGGAACGAAATAATAAATATAGGATTAAATATAATAAAGACCCAAATCATAAAATTATTAAATTATGTCGTAGTAGACAATATAAAGTCCTAAAGGGAATTTCCAAATCTGCCCACACAATGGAACTCATTGGTTGTTCTCCAGAGTTCTTTAAAACTTACTTATTTAACAGGTTCTACAACGACTACCCAGGACTAACCCTACATCTGCCTGCTTGTGAGATACACCATAGAGTACCTTGTCATACCTTTGATATGTCCGACCCAGAACAACAACAAAAGTGCTTCCATTACTCTAATGTTAAATTAATGCCAAAGCAAGATCATATAGAATTACACAACAGAGAAGGTCGTTAGACATTTACAAAATTAACTATAGTAGAACATAAAGGATAATTATGGCATTAACATCAGCACTTGTTTTAGCAGAGGCGTACCAGACAGCCCTTGTATCTATCGTTAGTGGTAAGATCTCCAGTTATACCGTAGGCGATACTACCTTTACGAGACACAACATAAATGACCTAGAAAAGGCATACCAGTTCTGGAGACGCGAGTCATTCAAAGAAGCTAACGGCGGCAATATACTCCACGCCCAAATTAACAACTTAGACATAACGCCAGGCGACATAATCTCAACAGTTGAGGAATAATATGGCAAAGACTCCTGTACGCAAGACTAAAACTAAGAGCAAGTTCTTAAAAACGTCACAGCAAATCACCCTCAAAAAGCAAGTTGCTGGATATGATGGAGCAGTTAACTCCTTTAATCGCGTTAATCGGAGTTTTCTCACTACATTCTCATTAGATGAAGACTCCTTAATTGGGTCATATGAGTCAGAGAGAATACGCCTAGAATCAAAAGACCTCTTTAGAAATGGAATTGGTAAGGCTTGCGTTGACCGATTTTCCACATATGTTGTTGGCACAGGCTTTAATCTCCAAGCCCAAACCTCAAATAAAGAATGGAATAAAAAGTCAGAAAAATGGTTTAATAATTGGACAAAGATTTGCGATGTAACAAAACGTAGGACCTGGCAGGAGATACTACAGACTATAGTTAGAGACCGTTTATTAGTAGGTGAGTCATTCTTTGTTTTAACTAGTGATGGGTATCTACAACCAATAGAGGCCGAAAGAATTTGCTCTCCAGAACCAGCAAGGGATTTTAAAGATAGAAAAATAGTGCAAGGTATAGAGTTAGTTGCCGGAATAACCGTTGCTTATTATATATGTAATAGGACGAGGGCTGGCAATATAGATAAGACAAAACATACAAGAGTAGATGCTTCTAATATGGTACACGTTGGTGCCTGTTGGAGATGGGATGCTGTCAGATCAATTGCTGAGTTATCTCCTATTCTAGATACATTAAGGGATAAGTCAGAGTTTACTACTTCAACAATTATATCTGCTAAAATTGCTGCCAGAAAGTCATTACTCATTACATCTGAGGGCGATATGCCAACGACCTTACCAGCAAGAGATAGTGATAATAGTTCTTCCTCATCAGGAACAATAGAAACAAGAACAAAAATGGTTAAAACTAGTGATGGCGATATTACCTATGCTGCTCCAGGAGATAAGATTGCAACTATAAAACAAGAGGTACCATCATCAACTTATACGTCATTTACTAAGTCTATACTTGGCGAAGTGGCTGCAATACTTGGGATATCATACGAGATACTAATGCTTGAGTTGAGCAAAACTGACGAGGTTGGTTTAAAAGTAGCATGTCAAACTTTTGAAATTTACCAAAAATGGTTAAAAGAAAAATTTATTGAAAGAATTTGGAACTGGAGAATTGCAAAAGCTGTTAAAGCAAGAGAACTACCAGTCCCTCCTCTTGATAATGGAGTGTCAGAGTGGTATAAGGTAAACATAATTAATCCCCCAAACCCATTTATTAAAGACCAATCGGTAAACGATATAGCAGGATTTAACCTTGGGACAGTATCTATTACTGCAATTGCAAAAAGAAAAGGAATGGAAGCAGAGGATCTGTTGGCAGAGAAGACAGAGAATATGAGTACTGCAATAGTTTTAGCAGAAGAATTAAATAAGAAACATAAGGGATTAAATATCACCTGGAGGGACATTATAAATGCATCGTCTAATACTCCAAGTTTAGCAGCTACTCAAATTGATGCTGACCAGAATGCCATAGGTAAACCAAATGAATAAAACTTGTTTTAAATGCAGAATAGAGAAAGATGTGGGAGAGTTTTATCAATGTAAAGGAAATAAAGATAGATTAGGTTCTTGGTGTAAAAAATGTTTTAAAGAACATACAAAACAACATTATTTAGAACATAAAGAAGCGTGTAAATTATATAGTAGACAATACCATTCAAAACACAAAGAAGAAAGAAATTTAAAAGCTAAACAATGGAAAAAAGATAATCCCGATAAAATAATACAACAACGGATAAATAATAAAGAAAAACGCAGACCTATAAATAATCTATGGCAAAAAAATCATCGTAAAAATAATATTGGATATAAAATATTAGACAATTCTCGTGGTAGGCAACGTTATGCATTAAATGGAGCTAAAAAATCTGCCCACACAATGGAATTAATTGGTTGCACTATTAAATTCTTTAAAACTTATCTATTTAACCGATTCTATAATGACTACCCAGGATTAACATTACATCTGCCAGCCTGTGAACAACATCATATAATTCCTTGCTACACTTTTAATTTGACAGATCCAGAACAACAGAGAAGGTGCTTCCATTACACTAATGTCAAGTTGATGCCAAGGGAAGACCATAGGGAATTACACCGCAGAGAAGGTCATTAAGATTTACAAAATGAGTAATAGTATGGATAAAAAATTACTATCAATAGTGCAAAACACAACCTGGGCAATGAAGTTAGATGCTTTTCGTGCCTTGCAGACCAACCTTAATCTTACTAGTGATGATGATGATGAGCTTAATGTAACCTATGAGTCCCCAATATATAATATAATTAACGAGGTTGCTATTATCCCAATTAAGGGTATTATTAGTAAAAATGTATCAGTAATAGAGAAGATATTATTTGATGTTATTGATATTGATGATATTACAGCAATGTTTGATAAAGCCAATAAGGACGATATAGTGAAGTCAATTGTGCTTGACATTAATAGCCCTGGCGGAAACAGTAGCGGTATACCCGAAGCCTACGATAAGATATCTAATAGCTCTAAACCAGTAATAGCCTATACAGACGAGATGATTTCTTCTGGGGCATACTGGCTGGCGTCTGCTGCTAACGCTATCTACGGTACCAAGTCAAGCGAACTAGGCTCCATTGGTTGTTTTACATCTATTATAGATTCTTCCAAATTTTTAGAAAATCAGGGCTTTAAAAACGATGTTATTGTATCAACTGGTAGTAAGTATAAGGCTGCCGGAATGCCTGGAACAACTTTAAATGATGAGCAGAGAGCAGAGATACAAAAAGGTGTTGATTATATTAATGATATGTTCCACACAGATGTTAATAAGGGTCGCAATATTGCCCCAGATGATATGGAGGGTCAGACCTTTTTTGGTCAACAAGCTCAAGATGCAGGTTATATAGACAGCCTTGTTAGTGGGATAAATACCTCAATTATGGATAGTTTGACTTTGGGAAAAATGGTAATGCAGACAGTGGCAGTCCAAAGTTACAATTGCCAGTGCATTAAATGTGGTCATACAATGTCATCCGATAAACATTGTAAAGATATTAAATGTCTTAAATGTGGTGGAGAAATGAGGAGAGTAGAGCGACCAGGTCCAGGAAGATAAGGATGACATTTACAAAATAAACTATAGTGTTAGGTAGTTGGGATTTACAAAATAAACAAAGATAAGGAATAAAATTATGGAAACAGCAGTACAACAGTTAGAAAAAGCAACAGCAGACGTTAAAGAGCTGAAGGCTAAAATAGTAGAAGTAGATGCTTCTATTGTTGCAAAAGATGCCGAAATTAAAGCAGCAAAAGAAGCAACAGCTGTTGATTTAAAGAAAGTAGAAGATTTTGGCACAAAGGTTAAAGCTTTTGAAACAGAGATTAATACTCTAAAAGAAGCATCGGTAACAAAAGATGCATCAATAAAAGAATTAGAAGCTAAGGTTAAGTTACTGCCAGAAGTACCAGAAGGAACGCAGGCAGTAGCAGATGGCACGACTGATGCAGTTACTGTTGACCACCTTGCTGAGTTCAAAAAAATCTCAAACTCTAAAGAAAGAGGACAATATTACAAGGATCACGAGAAGGAAATAAACGCCCTTGTAAATAAATAAGTTAGTAAGTTAGTAAACAAAAAAAAGAAAAGGAAAATAAATCATGGCTATTACAAGTAATCTAGACGTCGCGATTATTGCTCAAAAAGCTATCGCAGCGCTGAAAGTTAAGTTGCCCGTTTTGTCTGCATTCTCTACCGATTTCGGTGCAGGTGTAAGTCAAAAGGGAGTCTCAGTTACGGTTCCATTAATTGGTAATAAGGTCGCCGACGACTTTAGTGGAAATTACACCACCGATGCAAGTAACAATGTAAGCTCAACCACAGTAACGCTTGATCAAAGTACAGACTCAGTTACCGGTTTGACCGATATTGAGTACGCAGACACCGGTTTACAGATTCTCTCGGATTATGCATCCGAAGATATGTATGCGGTTTCTAAAGTTGTAGTTGATTATGCTTTGGGTATCGTGACCGTAGCTAATTATCAACGTGAATATACTATTGCTGCTGCATCATTTGTGTATGGTACAGTTATTGCCCTTAAAGCAATGGCAATGTCTCTTGGTTGGGACTCTGGTACAATTATGCTTAATCCTACGGCTTATGCTTCATGGTTAGCATCATATATTGGAGCAGTTACATTCACTCCAGGACAAGACCCAGAAAGTACTGAGTTCTTGGGCTTCAGAATTATCCCTTATGCAGCAATGCCAACGAGCGAAGCTCTAATTGGTATCTGTTGCAATCCAATAGCTCTCGCCGTTGCCAGTAGACCTGTATCTGTCCTTCCTGGGGCTGGTGCTGGAACTGCCCAAGCAGTTGCTACAGATCCTGACTCGGGATTATCTATGGGATTAAGATCATATTATTCAAATGATACCGGTCGCCAAATTCAGGCAGTCCATCAAGTTCATGGAGCTAGTGTAGGTAAAGAGGATGCTTTGATTAGAATAGTAAGTTCTGATCAGGACAACTCCAGTTCCTCGTCAGTGACCTAAAAGTATTAAAAGGAAGTAGTTCCTCCTCCTGTAAAAGGGAGGAGGAGTTGCAAAATAAAATATGAGTATAACATCATCTCTAGATATCGGTACAATTAGTGCCAAAGCTATTGCAGCCCTAAAAGTTAAGTTACCAGCCCTATCTGCATTCTCAATTTCATTTGCAAAAGATGTTGCTCAGAAGGGCGTTAGCGTTAGTGTGCCTCTTATTGGTGCTAAGACTGGCGGAGCTTTTAGTGGAAATTATACCACGGATGGAAGTAATTCCGTAACAAACGCCGAAGTCCTATTAGACCAAAGTACGGACTCTGTTACTGGACTTACAGATATTGAATTCGCCGACACCGGTTTGTCTATATTGGAAAAATATATCCCCGAAGATATCTATGCAGTAGCCAAGACTATAATTGATCACGCATTGGAACTTGTAACTGTAGCTAATTATACCAATGAGTATGTCGAACTTGCTGCCGATTTTGACATTGAAACGATTATTGGATTAAACTCTCAAGCAATGGCTTTAGGTTGGACTAATGGTACGATCTTACTTAACGCAACTGCATATTCTTCATTTTTGGCAGATTATATAACAAATGTGGCCTTTATCCCTGGACAAGATCCATCAACAACTAGGTTTTTGGGCTTTAATATTATCTGTTATCCTGGGTTGCCAACAACGGAAACTCTAATTGGTATCTGTTGCAATCCAGTTGGTATTGCTGTTGCTTCTAGACCAGTATCAATTCCTCCTAACGCAGTTTCTGGTGGAACGACACAAGTAGTTACAACTGACCCTAACTCTGGTATATCATTCGGGATAAGATCTTATTATAGTGATAGCACTGGCCGTCAAGTGCAAGCCGTTCACCAAGTACATGGCGCCGGGGTGGGACTTACTAACGGATTAATAAGAATATGCTGGAGTGACCAGATTAATTCTACAAGTTCATTGAGTAGCAGTTCTGTCTCATCTGTTAGTAGCTTAAGTTCAATCAGTAGTTCTTCAAGTTCCAGTTCAGAAAGCTCTGTCAGCTCAGTAAGTTCTATTAGTTCTAGTTCCGAAAGCTCTGTCAGCTCAGTAAGTTCTTTAAGTTCTATTTCAAGTTCTTCTAGCTCAAGTTCCGAAAGCTCCGTCAGTTCTATTAGTTCTAGCTCAAGTTCTAGTTCCGAAAGCTCTGTCAGTTCTTTAAGTTCCTTAAGTAGCTTAAGCTCCGAAAGCTCTGAAAGCAGCAATCCATAAGTAATGTAAGTAATGTAGTTGGTTAAAAGGTGCAAGTCTCTCCTTCTTGCACCTTTTTTCCGTTCTAAAGACTTTACAAAATAGACTATAATAGACTGTAATTTGACTAAAAGGATAATATTATGGCTATAGATACTGATATTTTTGCAGAGGATTTTCTAGTTGCTCAGGACGACATGTCAACACCTGCTGATTTTGCTGATTTTACGGTTGATGTGATTTTTCAAAAAGTAAGCCAAGCAGAATCTCCATTAATGGAAGGTGTTGAAGAGGAAACATCTGCTGTATGTTATGTATCCCTTGATGAGTTAGGCTCTAATGACATCAATGTGGGAGACAAAGTAACCATCCAAAGTAATGAGTATAGAGTGTTATCCACTAACCCATATACTCATGGACAATTTTTTCGACTGGATCTAACGGACGAAAACTCATAAGGATACTTATGTCTGTAACAGTAGATTTAACACAATTTAATAAAGCTATGTCGCGTTACAAACAGGCAACAGGTA